AATCTCATCTTCTCCTCGGTTCTCTGCATAACTTCCGTTGCTGTCATCTGTACGCCTTGAACCGTCATCAACTGGTCGACAAAAAAGTTTTCTCGAATAGCTTTTCTTCTTTGCTCTTCCATTTGAATCCCAAGCGGATTGTTGGCTCCAATATTTAATGGCTCGATTCTTTCCCTGGTTCCTGCTCGATAGAAATTTAATCCTCCAGGAGTTGTTCTAACCGGTAACATAAATCCATCATCCGGGACCATCAAAGGTGGATCAATTTGTTTTTGCGCCGCTCTAATAGTTGTCTTGGACATCGTATTTAACATCTTGGTATCTGGCAGCGCGTTCATTGCTGGAGATCTTCCATAAATTTCATTGGATGAAGATTTTAAATATCTAGGAACTACGTATGGAAATTCTTTAAATCCACCTTCTCTTAAAAGCGCTCCTGTTTCTGGATGAACGTGGCAGGAAATATAATCCATATTCTGCTTATTGTCATATCCCATCGGAGTATTGCTTTTAAAAATAGAATGAAGAATAGCCGTATCTTCGTAAGGATTCTTATCAATAAGCGTTTGTAAGGCTTTAGGTAATTGCGCCTCCGGGTACATCGAAGAAATATTTTTATTCTTTAAATGAAATCTACGCGTTAAGCTGTCGACAAAACCTTTTTCATTTTCAGTAATAAATATTTCTGAAATATGAATTGTTTTAAATCTTAAATCATCCTGGACATCATCGGAAATAAACATTGCTGATGTACCGAACGCCAATAGTTCGTGGTAAAGTTCAAAAACTTCCTGCTGAAAATTAGAACGCTGAAAGACCTGCTGCATAATTTTTGCACAGCTCTCCAACCATTCTACTGCCTGGTCATCCGCGTTGGTTGCTTCGTTTCTATATTTTAATATGAACCAAGGAGAAATCGTATTGGTCAACATTCCATTCAAGGATGCCGCTAATAATTCCAGAGCGTGCGTTGCCGTACCATCATACATCTGTTCGTGGCGCTTATTGCCTTTAGTATGTTTGATCGTTATGTTTGATTTTCTTGGTAAAAAATAATCAGCTATATCCTGCCAATGTTCTTCCCAAGTTGATCGTTGAGCTTTTAAACTTTCATATCGCTCAATGACCATTTTTGCTTTTGGTGTAATTGCCATCTATCCTCCGAGTAATGTATATTTTTGAGTCGTTAAATCCGTATCGCCTAATCCTTTTGCTTTCGTCAAAATCATACTGGTTCTACCTTTGCCTCTTGATATATCCGTAGTTGACGTAGCGGTTGCCTGCGAAACTTCTGCTTTTGTCGGCGCTACATACGCCGGTGCAGGAGCAGGCGGTGGTGGTGCGGGTTTAAATATTCTTGCAACTCCTCCCATATTATTCTCCTAGTAAAGTTTTTTTATAAATTAATTCATCTTCATCTGCTAAACCGGAAGCGCTAGTTAAAATGGTAGCTGATCTTCCCGTTCTTCCAGATCTAATTCTAGCTCTTTTTTCCGCGGCTGCTTTCGCTCTATCCTCATCTTCATAACTAGGTGGAGTTGGTAAAGGAGCGGGTGCTGCTGGCAAAGCCGGCATCGCAGGAACTTTTGGCATTAAGAAACCCATTGTCTATTATCTCCGTGTATTTTATATTCACTCATTGCTGTTTGTTGAGACATTTTTTTCTGCCTAGGCAAATCTCTAATTCCTAAAGCCATATAACGTGCAGCATCGCAAGCGTGCGATGACCAGTCTTTGACCGGCTTGTTGTGAAACATTTTCATTTTCTCATTATACTTTCGATGATAATGTCTCAAAGCATCGATTAATGGTTTTGTTGTTTCTATATTAAACCAGCATTTTGGCAGAACCATTTTTAAACTGTGAATGCCATCCTCAAAATTTAATTTCGGCAGAATCTTAAACCTTATACCCAACTGATAAGCAACCTCTCTACGGGTTTTTCCGGTCGAAAATTCTGTTACTTCTATGTCGTGCGGCGCGTAATGATCGCCGTAAACATAATCCTTATCTTTTACCATCTGGACATAATGTGGTAATCCTTCCCTATTATTCTCATAATAATCTATAACCAGGATTTGATTAGCCACCTGCTGAAAAAATATAATAGCGGTACTATCATCAACTCCTAAATCCCAGGCGGTATGAACCACTAATGATGGATCGTAACCCACCCTGGATAATTGTTTTTTTTCTTCTAAAACCTTTATTATATTTCCATACACTGATCCTTCGATATTTGCAATCCAATCACACTCAAATTCTTGTTTATACTTTGAGTCTCCCATTTGAGCTTTAGCAGCATCCAGCTCTTCCTGGTCGATGATTTTAGTCTCACTCGCTTTCGCGGTATAAGCTAACCATTTATCATCGGATAAAGCATACTGATAAAGATCGTAGAATATATTGGACATCCCTGCCGGGGTCCCAATAAAATACGCAAACCCCTTCCGATCAGAAATAGCGGGTCTAATAATCTCGTTCCATAACCTAGGATCAATCTGCGCCACCTCATCGATACAGACTCCATCCAGGAAAATTCCCCGAATCGAATCCGGATTTTCAGAAGAGAGCAAAGTTATTCGGCTGCCGTTTGGTAAATCACAGCGCAGCTCCGTTTCGTGGAACTTAACCCCTGGTATACAGCCGGCATACATTTTTAAATAATCGTAAGCGATGCTTTTTGCTTGCCGGTACGTTGGCGCAATATAAGCATATCTTGGATTTTTAAGTTTATTTGTTAGCGCCGCTTTTATTAAATGATTTATTACGGCTACGCTTTTGCCGAACCTTCTATGGCAAGACAAAACCGCAAACCTATATTTGTCCAATTCCGTATGCAGCTTATTCTGCAACGGTCGTGGAACATAGGGTATTTCTATGTGCATAATTTAACCTTATAAGATATACGCGATTACGATAATCACAAGTATACCAATCACTACTTTCTGGTGGTCTTTCCAGTAGTGTTGAATTTCGTGTATTATTTTATCCATATTCCTCCTTAATGTACTGTGGGAAGGTCCATTAATTCTTTAATGGATTTATAATTAACCCCACTATTTCTCATCAAACGATCGGCAAAACTTCTAGCGTGTTGTTCATCGAAGAACCCGTTGAAGTGAATAACCAAGCCGTTCGTCTCCTCTGAAATAAACACCATAGCGGTTATGAGTCTATTGCGTTCCTTTTCTATTTGCTTAATAAAATCTTTTGTTTTTTCATCCATAGTGTTTGTCTGTGCCTGTGTGTCAGGTCCCAATTTATATATATATAAATTTTGGCGCGCGGTTTTCGGGGTATACCCTACCTTTGTTCTCCTAAAATCTCTACTTTTATATGCAATGACCGATAACGATTAATTATCGGAAGTATTAGTATTGATAATCTTTTATTATCGTTAGTTAAAAAGCCAATGATCCGTAGTCATACGCGCGCGCGTGATCGTGGTTCTCTTGCCTAACTACCAACTTTAACCAGGCTATCCAACCAGGTAAACGAAAACCCTGGCGAGATTAGTCGCCAAGGTTCTATATATTTTTAATGACCGGCTCTTGAATCTGTTTGATACTTCGCTTTTCCATCCCACTTATAAGCAGAGCAGAAAGACGACATTCTAACAGAGTTATCAGATCTAGCAACTTTAAGCAGCGCAAGATCTTTTTCATAAACTCCGTTAGTTCTTTTTTCAGTCCAATGGTTTCCAAGTCTATCTCCTGGAACAACTTTATCACTAAAGCCATCTCCGGAAAGAATCTTGGTTCCCAATCCTACTAACTTCAATTTATTTTTTCCAACCAACTCATCAACCTGGAAAAATTCAATGTTAGTCTGATCATAACCCCAGCTAGTGTAAAGAATATCTCCAACCTTTAACGTGTGCGGTTCGAGTCTTTTAACTCTTCTCTCTTTAACCCTAGCTTGTTGCTGCAACCTGTCATTAATAGTTTTTTTTATTCTTTCAACCATTTGATCATAAGTTTTAAAACTGTAATTCCATAAATGATTAAAAGATTTTTCTGTATATGCTATTGCTGCATAA